GACCGGCAACAATTGCCGTATTCTTTGGCATGAACCCGCCGCCGCTGCCGCTAAAGCAACCGCCAGTATTCCGCCGGCTAATGCGACAAGTCCGATTGCTGCCGATGTTCCATTTTTGGCAATCGCCGGAAGTGCCCCTGAAAGCTTAACAATGCCGGCGCATACTAAGTACACAGCCACACCGACAAGCGCAAGACCGAGACCGACAAGTGCTACTGTAGCGCCAAAAGCGACCATTCCCGGAATGGCTGCATTTAACCCCTCTCCTAAGGTGGAGAAAATAAGCGCTAAAGCTCCGATAGCTGCTATCATGCCAAAGAATACGGCAATTGTTGCCGGTCCTCCGTTAGCTACCGTCGTTGCCGCCTGTGCGAGCACCCAAAAACCAGCGGCTACTACGAGGATTGCAGCGCCGAATACAAGGAAAGTTGTTGCAGCCTGCATAAGCTTGTTCCCAGTCTTTGCGACCGTCTCACCTGTCGAGGATGCCGCCTTCCCTGCATTGGACATTCCGGCAGCACCTTTCGCCATTGCTTCGCCAGCTTCCTCCGTTGCTTTTTTTGCGCTCTTCTTGAAGATGTTCAGCCCTTTGACCGTTGTGGTCAGCTTCTTAACAAGTGGCTCACCCATTGACCTTAAAAGTCCCTTTCCGGTTGTCTTTTTCATGACGGCGCTTATTGCGCCGAATCCCATAGCAAGCTCCGGAAGTCTAGGTTCTATCTTCATCATCTTGTTAAGACCGTTAGACACCTTCTCAATGACCTTAAGAAGGGCGTTAAGAGCCGCTGACGTGGCTTTTGCCGTCAATTTGAGTATATCCATCACGCCTTTGTTCCTGCTAAGGGTACCGGCAAACCGTTCAAAGGCATCCGCTGTTTTTTGCAGTTGTTTTCCAGTTCCCTTGAAGATTTTCGATAGTCCACCGATGCCTTTATCTACAACGCCCATCAACTTTGATATTCCACCAATGGCAACATCGGAAACTACCTGCCATGCCGGCGCCAGTCCCTTTGAGAGTGTAGCCGTCAAACCGTCCGCCGCTTGCCCTATCGTCTTATAGCTTTCAGCCATTTTAGATAGGTCTTTATCATCCGCCAGCTTTTCCATTGCTTTGAAGAAATCTTCTGTCTTGACTTTTCCGTCTTGGACGTTCTTAACAAGCTCGGTTGTTGTCATGCCCATTGCCTTCGCAACTTTTGACATTCCGGCAGGGGTTTGCTCAAGAATCAACTTGAAATCTTCCCATTGGACTTTAGGTTTCGCCGCCATCTGAGTCGCCTGCATTGACAAGGTTTTCATCGCCTGTGTCGGGTCCTGTGCCGCCGCCGCAACGTTGCCGAATCCTTTCACAAGGCTTGTAGATGTTTTCTTGTTAACTGCGTATAACTGCGCATAGGTCGCCGCCATGTCTTTAGACGTGTACACTGTCAAGCCAGCGTAGTCTTGCAGGTCCTTTTTCGTTTTCGCAATTGCCTTGCTTCCCATGCCTGACATAGCCATGTTGGACGAAAAAGACGTCCACGCACTGTTGGTATTGTCTAGCTCCGATACAAGGCTCTTGAGACCGCTTCCAACAACGCCAACCGCCTTTGCGCCGATTCCGGCGAGTGCTCCGAATCCGAGACCGCTTTTAATCTTGCCCCCGAGCGTTTGCGTTGTCTTGTTCGCCGCTTCAAATGTGCTTTGAAAGTTTCTATCTTTTGCCATTAGGACGGCGGTTACGATGTAGTCTGCATTGCTCATTCTTCCCTCCTTTCTTCTTTCATTTTTCTGCTGATAGCAATGAATCTTTCATTTCGTTCCGTGTCATATTCCCGCTCCACCTTTTCCAGCTCCTTTTTGTAGTCGTAGAACTTGTCGAACGTTTCATATACCGGTTTGGTCCGTGTCTTTCCCGCCTTCCGGCTTGCCTTAGCCATAAAGTTCAGATAGGCGAGCTTGTGAACCCACATATCCTTATCCACCGTGCTCAATTTGTGCGCCTTACAAAGCAGTTCATATTCCGGGAACGTCAGCCGGTCCACTTCATCAAAACTCCGGAAGCCAAAAAACCGGAAGCAGTCTTCCGTGATTTTGTCTATCAGCTTTTCAAAAGTCATAGACGACTTTAATTCTGATTCTGCTCTTCCACCGCTTTCTTGATGGTCCTGTACGCCTTCTTCGTACAGTTCGCTTCCGATAAAAAATCGGTCACCTGCTTGAAAATCGCATCAATATCAGTGTTTTCATCCTCGAACCAATTATTCAGCATGGAAATATTGAGCTTCGGGGACTCTGTTTTGTTCGCCACAAAAAGAATCTGCTGCAATGCCTCAAGGTCGCCGTCCATGAGCTTTGCGATGTAATAATTCAGTCCAACATTCTCTTCTTTTCCGCCCCATGCATCCATTGCAACCGTGACTCTCTTATTAATCTCGCTGATGAAATGCATTCCAAACTTAACCGGGTATGATGTGCCGTTGATTTCGATATCGTACATATTTAATCCTCCATATATACCAAAAGCGGGGAACAATCGTCCCCCGCCCGCTTAAACTATGCTCCTACTGTAGTGTCTTTGAATACATAGGAAGCCATGTCTGCCTGCGTGTCTGTTACGGTAACGTTGCCCTTTGCGCCCGCTCCGTTGATTCCGAATGTGAGAGATACCTCAACCATATCCTCGGCGTTGGCTGTTCTCTCAATCTCGGTGAGATACCCCTGAAAATAAGTGCCCTTGTACTGGTTTGTCTTACTTTCAACCGGTTCATCCATGTTCGCTTCCCATACTTCAATCAATTTGTCGTTATCCAATGCAGACTCCAGCTTATCCAGCATGGTGTCACCCTTTGCCAGAATGGAAGTGCACGTGATTTCAACCTCCGCTGTTGCCGGGGTACGAATAGTGCCGTCCTTCGTTGCTGTAGAATCCGCATCCTTCGACTTCGTTCTGCCGTTCTCGGTTACAAAAGCAATCTGCCTTGCTGCCTCCTTCGATGCATCCTCCAGAAGTCGGTAAAGATAAATGATTTTCTTTCCTGCAATCGCTGTTGCCATAATTCTTCTCCTTCTTTAGCTGTAGTAATATTCCGCCTCAATAATTGCGTGCATTAACGGTTCCGCCGTGCTGTTATCGGCAATGATTTTCTGACTCAAGCTCCGCAATGTGTAGCCCGTGCCGCCGTATGCCTCGAACTCCCGGCAAACATCCATCACATCGGCAGCAATCCGTGAGAGTGTGCCTCTCTTCTTCGAATCGTTCTGCCATACGTGGATGTTCTGCGATACCGTGCCGATTCCATACCCCTTTACCATCGTGTCACGCATTGTATTGTCTGCGAGATAGACAAAAGGGTATGGCGTATCATCGGATGGCATACCGCCGTCGTACACGCTTAATCCGAGTGCTTCAATTTTCAATTTCAAACCTGTAAAAAGGCTCTGCTGTGCATCCATCATTTAAATAACTTCCTTAAATCTCTCACAAATTTCTCTCCTGCTTCTCGTGCCGTCGGTTCCATGAACGGCTCCGGTGGCTGCCGTCTTGTTCCGTACTCGACACAAGCTGAATAGTCCTTAAGCGACTGAATGCCAACCGCTAGACCTTCCAGATAAAGGTCGGTTTTAAGGTCGTCATAAATTCCACCCTCGGACCGCTCAATTCCGGTATAACCACCGTAAAATTCACCGCCCGCTGACTTCCTGACGGCGTGCTCTTGTGCCGTCTCCAGCAAGGTTTTTTCTTGGTGCCGGACCACTCGTTTAATGTCATCCAGTGTGGCGGCTTTCTCTAAGTTGTCCTGAAGCTTGTCGAGACCTTCCCACTTAATGTCCATACTCATGTTGCACCTCCGAAACGATGAACGCTTGTTTTGTATACAAGTCGATTCTCTTGTCCACCTTGTAGAGCTTTTTTCCGATTCGAATATAGTCGAACGGCTTCTCATATTTGTTTTGCAGCCGGACCGTCAACGACTCCTGCGGTATGCTGTCATATACCATCCGAATCATTGCGGTTTCGGTTTGGTTGACTGACGCCATCCTTGGCACCTCAGATGGCTTCAGACGGTCATAATCGCCCGTCTTAGCGTTGTAATCCGACTTTTCGGTATAGAAGTACACTTCTTTGTCAAATCTCATATGAACCGAATCCTCCCCCTTCTCGACGTGCCTTTGTTTTCGTCAATCCACGCTTGAATGTCGCTTTCGTAAGGCGAAAAATCGTCTCCGCTGAAACTTTGTGATTCGCCTTCGACGGTATGGGAAGAAAGCCCCTCTGAACCAATCCGGTTGAATCGAATAATGGATACCTCCGTTGCGATGTAGGACAGCTGACTGGGCACCTCATCAGTGCCCAGCTTTACTTTCAGTCTGTCGCTCGTAATATCCATAATGGTCTGCAGCTTCTTCCTCTGTTCGTCTCCGGCATCTTGCAAATCGAGCAATTCTAACAAGTCTTCCATGTCGTGCCTTTCTGACTACTTCGTCCTTTTGCCTTTCACGGTCTTTGTGTTGCACTCCTCGGTGTACTCAATCAGTGGAAAGCCCGGCTTGTTTTTCGAACCCGCCAGCTCTTCAATTCTGCCCTTATTTACACGTTTTCCTGCTCGTGGGAACTCGTCACCGATTTCATAAATGTACGGAATTGAACCGTTCTTCGTTTCGGTCGTGTCCTGCGTGTCTGCGAACCGATGAATAACCACATAACCCATTACTTACCTCCTATGCTACCGTAGCTGTAACCTTTGCAACCGCCTTCTTATTAGCCGGGAGAATGTACTCACCCGCTTTACCGGCTCCCTGCAGTGCCACGCCGTCGAAACCCTCGGATTCGATGGTTCTAGCAGTCTGAATGCCGGTGAACGCCTTACCGATTCCGGTGATGTAAGCATAAATGCACTCATTCTTCTGGAACATTGCATCCGGAATCACCTCAAGCTGAAAGCCCTTGAAGGTGTTCACGGTGTTGTTGTCCACGTTAACAGAACTACCCTTTGCGGTAGTCATGAGCTTGGAGTCAACAATGATGTTCCATACATCCGGCGTAACCTTTGCTACCTTGGTACCAACCGCACCAATGTTCACAAAGTACTTTGCGAGGGCGTTGAACGCCTTTACAACTTCCTCCTCGGTGAGAGCTGCCGCCTCGATTGTCTCGGCAGCGCTATCGGTAATGAACTTTCCGTGATGCGTGTTGAACTGATTGGTCTTTGCCTGTGCCTGCAACTCCAGACGGTCAGCAACTGCCGTGTTGAAATCGTTGTTAACAGTGTTCCGGTCGATTCCTTCGTGGAAGCTCCAACCCCAGCTGTAAGGAACATCCGCATTGGTATAGATAATCTCTGTTCTATTACCGAATCTGCTGGACTTTCCTGTTCCTGTTCCAAATGCCGTGTTTGTATCGGTGCTGTAAGTGCCTACTGCTACCGGAATGTCGGAAGTCTTAACGCTGAATGCGGTCTGATTCTCCTGAATTCCGTCAAGCGCCTCGATTCCACCACCGAAAAAGTCTCCAAAGAACGCTCTGCTCTGGAATACCGCCTGCATAAGGTCCTTAAATTCCTTGGTATAACGTCTTACTGCCTGATTATTGTTTTCACCTGCCATAATTTACTCCTTTTACTTCCTGTACTTAGCAATCCGCTGTTCAATTTCGCTCATCGGTTCCGCTCCGGTGTAAGATTTCGGCGTGGTACCTGTCGCCCGCTGTCTTTCCCGGATTTCAACCTGTGCATTGACCAGCTTCACGAACGCTTCCACCTGTGCTTTTGTGTCCTCTGCGGTGGTGCCTACGACCATGTCCAGAATGTCCTGTGTAGCATCCATGCCCTGTTCCTTAAGAATCTCACCGGCAACCTTGCCTAGTGCGATTTTCTGCAGCTGTGCTTCCATTTCCGCAATTCTAAGGTCCTTCTGCTCTGATTCATAGGCGGCTTTCTGCTCTGCGTTCATTTTTGCCAGCTTGACCGCCTCCGCTTTGGCATCCTCGATAGCTTTGTCGGTCTTTTCGCTCCATTTTGCGTACTTCTGACCGATGATTTTATCAAGGTCTGCATCCGAATACTTCTTTTCCGGTTCCGCTCCGCCTTTTGGCTCGGTCTGAGGGTTCGGCTCAGTATTCGGTTCGGTGTTTGCGTTGTTCTGATTGTTCATTTCTTCTGACATAATTTCCTCCATTTGTTTTACATCACAATGCTCGATAATCCATACAGTTTAATGTCGTGAATGCTTGGACACACCCGAAAAAGGGTATATAAAAAATCGCCCTGCAATGAGCGATTTTTCTTCAAAGGTATAATTTATTGAGCTTACATTTTAAAGCTGTTGGAGAGCTTTAAAATGCGTTTTGAGACTACTTCTGTAGTGCGATTGAGTTGTCTAGAACGATTCCAAACGATTCACCTAAAAACTCATCCACTTCATTCATTCCAGAATCCGAATCCATGAAGCGCATTCCGTCAATCGTGATTCCTGCCCGGTCAATGAATCCCTTTTCGTGCAAGCCGTGCATAACCGTTTTCCCGTACAGCTCCGGGATATCCAAAAAGTCAATCATTTCTTCCGGGACGGGTTTCACGCCCGCCTTCATGCATGTGTAAAAGTATTTAAGAATCTTGTACATGATTACATTGATATCATCTTTCGCCATGGTTTTTCTCCTCATCATCCTGTGTATAAGGTATCGTGAATATTTGCTTGTATTTTTCTTGAACGGCTTTCCATTCTTTCATTAGTTTCCGATGGATAGCGTTTAGCTGTTTGTCGTACTCGTTTTCTATATCTATCTCATCTAAATTCTTGCGTGTCCTTTCTGTCAGAACATCTAATTCTGCTTCATATTCTTTATAGTCCGGATGAGTTTTATCTGCTTTGTAATGTACGCTCATATTCTAAATTCAACTCCTTGGATAAGATATTCATGGATTCATTAAACAGCTCTTCGTCAATATCTTCTATGGATTTTCCACGCTTTTTTAGATTGTCTAAAGCCTTTTTGTATGCTTCTTTATGCATACTCATTACTTCTTTGTAGTTAATGTCTTTCGTATCTTTACGCCGTTTTAAGGTGTACTGGTACTTGTAATCAGATGCCATCATAAAGGCTTCTTTATTTTTTATAAAGTCTCTAACATCCTCTCCACTAAATGAGAAGTTCGTTTCTTTCGGTGGATGGTTGTGATAAGAGAAGGCGCCAGTTCTATCCTCGTCAATCTTCGGCTTCACTCCTCCATGGAGTCCCTTTGATAGATATACATTTCCAGTTGCCGTAATGGTGACGTCATACTCATTCGGAAGGTTTTGATAATAATCTTTTGATTGGGTTAACAAGTTCATGATAGCACTAACGTTTGAGAAGTCAATCTTCTTTACCCTTCTCGTTATTGTGCCGCTTCCGTCCTCCCCATTGCCTGCACTTTTTCCGCTTGCTTCCTTTTCGAATGAATCTAACCATTTCTGATATTCTCCTTCATCCTCATACGGTGCCGTCCTACATCTGCAATTCGGATGCATAGGCGGCGCATTCTCTGCCGGTTGAAATTCCGATATTTTGAAATGCTTTTTGTTTAAGGAGTTGCAGATTTCACACGATGCCGTGCCGTATGCTAGGAATTCGAATTCTTCCCATCCGTTCGCCTTGTACGAATCAATCTGAGCTTGTGTCTGAACACGGACCATTTCAGTTCGAACTAGGCGCTTTGCTTCCATTGCCGATACATTGAAATCCTTCCGAATCTCCGCCGCTAGGCTCTGATAGCTCTTACCACCAATCAAGCCCTTTGTGAGTATCGTGGATAGCTTGTTTCTCAAGGCTTCCTGATTGCTCCATATGCGTTCGCTGAATGTGGCGTTCATGAAGGACTGCCCCACTAGGCTTTTAGCTCTTTCGGATGCACCTTTAACGCCATTCCCTAAGATTCCCGCTTGCCGCTCGAACTCCTTCACAGCTTCCTCGGTCAGCTTTTCGCCGGTCAGCTTTTCGAGGTCGTCGAACCCGTCTATCATATGCAAGCCGATATCCGCCTTTAAAAGCTCCAGCCGATTAATCCGCATGGTCGCATTGTACAGCCGCATAAGCTCGTTTGCTTCGTCACTGAAATCACGTTCCTTGACCATTTTTGCAGCCCTTGCCTCAAAAGCCCTTACATCGAACTTCGACACTCTCTTTTTGGCTTCCGCTAGGCTGATTCCCTCTTTATCGGCGTACCTCTGATAGAACGATTCAATTTCCTTTTGGATTTCCGGGACCATCCGCTCGTAAATCTTCTGAATTTCGGCATCGATGTTTTTCATCGTATGCTCGTTTACAACCGCCTGCCGGTCCTCTCTACTTCTCCAGTAGTCCCGGTTCTCCTTCGTTTTCGCCAGAAATATTTCCTGCGTTGTTCTCGCCATTTACTGCCCCCATGGTCTGCTGATACATGCTCAACTGCTGCATCTGCTCCTTTTCTTCCTCTTCCATCTTTTCAATTTCCTTCTTCACGTCCGGAACGATGGAGAGCACGGATAGCTGCGTTTCCTTCGATACGATACCTTCAAGCTGTGAAGCGGTCTGTGCTTCCTCTTGCAGATTCTTTGGAAGATTCCGGGTAAACTTGATATCGATATCACGCCAAACCTCTCTGTCAGCCACGTTGGTTGATAAGCTTGACCATATCTTGAAACGCTTCCTGAGACTCTTTTCTATCTTCCGGTCGAATGTCACGGCGAGATTGCTCATCGCCTGTAACTTGTAAGCCAAAGCTACACCGGAGCTTGCGTTTCCGAACTGTTCGTCTGAGATGTTCGCAACCATAGAAATTTGATATATCAGATTTTCAAGTCGGTTCAGCAGATTTTCTTGTGTGCCGTCTGCCGTTGGTTTGGTCAAGAACTGAACCAAAATATCCCTTGCGTTGTCCGTGCCGTAAAGGTTAATGATTCGGTTGTCCCGGATGCGGTAAACGTCCTCATCGTCCAGTTCGGACCCAATGACAGCCAAATAAGCCTCCGCAAAAGTATCAACATCATTTGCCTTTTCTCCCAGCGTCCTGTTGTACGTCTCCACCAGTCCAGCCACGCCCTCGAAAAGTCCGATGCGCTCCTCGTTAAGTCTCCACTCATCGCAAGGAATTAAGCTATATGGATTCTCTTTTCTATCAACGAATTTCCCGTTATCAAAGTAATAAAGCGTGTCTGCCGTGGCTGCAAGACCGTAAAGCACGCCATTGTTCACGCCGTCCACCGTGTGCCGCCCATACAGAACCATCATCAGTGCCCGGCGCTGCACTGTATCATCGAAAATGCAAAAAAGTTCTTTCGGATTATAGGCGACTACTTTTGTATTGGTCTCTTCATCCTGATAAAAGAATTCCCAAGCGTGCCCGTAGATGCAGCACATTTTCGCCATTTCCGAGTCGTGGTCGTTCATTTCGTTGTTCCGGTAGAATTCTGCCAGCCGTTCATCGTCTGAGTCTTCCGGTGCAGTGCACTTAATAGGCACGCCGTAGGCATACCCCAGAAATGTGTCTGTGATGTACCTAGGGAAGTTTACCGCCAGTCTGTTGTCGGGCTTCCAGTTCTCCTTTTCCGGTTGTCTAAATACGTCATGAAACCCCTTGTAAAGGTTTTCGAGGTATTCATAGCGCTTGAATTTGCTCTCGTGCTTATTGATGTACCCCTCAATCAATTGCGGCGTGATGCGCTCCAGAATTGACGGGTCCGCCGTGATTGGCTTTGGTAATTCATATGGTCTTTTGCTGTACATTAGATTCCCTCTTTGAATCCCTTAACTTTAACTTTTTCTTGTCGCATGATTGTATAAGTGAAATATCGCATCGCATCCATGCAGTGGTCATGCTCTTTCAGTGGTCTATCCTCTCCGGCATCCGCTGACTTTAAATCCCACATGTAAGAATGAAACTCCCGAATGGTATTCACGCAATCAGAAACGAACATCAGTTCTCCCCTACCAAGTGCGGTTGAAGTGTACCGTATTCCGTCCAGTACGTCGTTCATGCCACGCTTGACCGTGTAACCGTTCTTCCTGAGTTCGGCAATAAAAGAAGTGGCTGACGGGTCAACGATAATCCTTTTCGGTATCGTGCCGTCTAGCCACATCTTCATATCTTGCACAAATTCTGCATCCGTCTTTTGCTTTAGGTTTGCCCTTCCTGAATAGCAATACTCACGAATACATGTCCATATGCCTTTTATTTTCGCCCACATAAGGAAAACAGTTGCATTCTGTATTCCATAATCGCACGACACGTAAACATCGCCCACGGGCTTATATTTCTCTTTTGTAACGTGCCTATCTTCGTTGAACATGTCATAGATAATGCCCTCCGCTGCTACCCACTCACCGAGGATATAGCGCCTATAGAACACGCCTTGATACATGCTCCGGTATCTGTCTTTGATGTGCTCCGATAAGCTCCGGTTGTCGTCCAATTCGAAATGCAGATACAAAAGATTTTTTTCCTCCCTCCGGTCTATCCAGTTCACCTTGAACCAGTGGAACGGCGTTGACGGGTTGCAGTTAAACCACCACTTCGAACCCTCTACAGAACAACGTGCTGTTGCCTGATTCACGAACGATTCCGGCATCAGTGCCACTTCATCGAATAGGACCCCCGCAAGCGTTACGCCCTGAATAAGGTTCTGTGAGCTTTCGTCTTTACCTCCGAATAAGTAGAAGGTGTTCACGTTGTCTCCGTGCCTAATCGTCCATTTGTTTTCGAGGCGGCTCTCTGATATCTCATAGCCCATATCCGGTAAAACATTCTGCATTGGTGACAGCACATTTCTTCTTAGCGCTCCTAATGTCTTACCGCATATGGCGAACTGCTCCCCCTCGAATGATTCCATCGCCCACATGATGAAGCTTGTTCCCATCGCTACGGTCTTTCCGGAACGAATGGAACCATCCGCAATGATTCCGTCCATATCGGAATACTTGCTACCGCTATTCCACCATGAGAAGATGTTGAACTGTTTCGGGCTTAATGGCTGCCACTTGAACATTGCTCCACTTCCTCAACTGCAGCGTTCAGCGCCTCAATAAATCCATTGTCCACGGCTACATCCATTCTCTGTTCGTTGGTCGGTCTGTTTCCGCTGGTATCCCTGATGAATTCAGCCGCTCTGATATCACCTTTCAACGCCTTCTGTGCTTGCTTCAAGATGATTGCATCCTGAACCGTGATGTTCTTTCCATTGGCTGCCGCCATGCTCTGAATATCTTCAAGGTCGGTTACTGTTCCATCCTTTAGGGTAAGCCCTAGAATCATTTCGGCGGTCTCTTTCATCGCCTTTCGCTCTTTTCGTGCCTTACCCGATTTGATGCCGCCTTTTTTCCCTCTTTTTCGTGCTTCGCTCGTGGTTGGCGGCTTTAGATTTTCTTCATTTGCCATTAGTCTAATTTCCTTTCCTATTTATTGCATTATAAAAGGGACCCCATTTGGAAGTCCCTTTTGAGTGTTTCACTATTTGCTTTTCTTTTTCTCTTCTTCGTCGTCCTCTTCATCGGCAAACTCTCCGATTTTGTATTTCTTCCGCAACTCTTTAGGAATATAATCTACCGGCTCCGAATACGTGACTTCTCTGTTCTTTTTCATTTCTTACCTCCTTATAATCCAAAACGCTTGTCCAGTGCGTTTACAATGGCGATACTTTCCCTTTTGGCTCTTCCGCCGTTACAATAAACATCGGCGAACGCTTCCGCTACTGCCTCCGCATTGCTTGCTGTTGCATATCTGCTGATTTTGGATGCCATTTTAACGACACCTCTATGACCGGTCGCTTGCCTTGCTTCCTTGACGATATCGTCTGCCATGGCATCCAGTGACTTTCCGTGCCGTCTTCCTGCTGCTTCCGTCAGCTTGTGACCATATTCATGCGCTGCCACTGCCTGCAACCCTGTTTTATTACCCCTAGACGGATGGAAGCCGTCTTTGATTGATTCATCCATGACTTTATCCATTTTCTTAGAATCCAAAAATTTCTTATTGATTCCGATTTCATCATCGCCAAAGAATCCGAGAACGCCGCCTTTACCTTCCTTAATCGTTGCGGCGCCCAAATTCCCGATATCTTCTCCGTATTTATCGTGTACGTCTTTTCCTACTGACAACATTTCATCAACTTCTCTCGGTAGTCCCTCTCTCATGCTGACAAGGTCTTCCATGCTTGTTATGTCTTCCGGGTTTAATGTTCCGCCGCCGGAATATCTGCCGCTTTCTGATGCTCCTCTTCCACCCATATTATACCACATCTCCCTTCTGTTTCATTCGTTCGGTTGTCTTATTTTTGTAATAGATAACTTCTGTGTCGCCATAATCATATGGGACTTTTCCGCCGTACACCAACAACCTTTTCGGCTGCAATCTCAGCAGCATTTCATCCATTCCGTCTTTCCACACGCCAAAGTTATAATCTTCTTTCTTTTCTATTTTGTTTTTTATTGTAACTTCTAGGTACTGGTCCAAAGGCTATACCTCCACCAACCCATTGAACAGCTCTAATTGATCCTTGACGAGCGTTACCTGTTCCTTTTTGTTTGTATGGTTTTCTACCACCACCGCTAACTTCACTACGATTTTTAGTTTTAGCAGTTCCTTGTCTTAAAGATGCTCTAGCTAAATCAATTGCATCTTTTAATACTTTGTTATTAGGTTCTATTCCAAAAATTTCTTTATCTAAGTTAATATCTTTAATTTTTTCACCATTAATATTTAAAAGTTCTACTTTCATAATTAATTCTCCTTTCAAAACCAAACTGTTTATTCTTCAGTTGCTGAAGTTTCA